GATTTTTCCCTAACCCGATAGTCATTCCATTGACTAAAATATCAGTTCCACCAAATATCAAACCTTTAGTTCCAGCACTTAATCCGCTCCAATTCCATGTAACTTCATTAGCACCATTCGCCAAAGTAGATGTGGAAGTTGCATCTGTTAAACCACTTAATGAAGATGAGCCTCCAAAATCAGACTTTAATGCTTTTTTTAAATTACCAGAATCTGAAGTGTCTGAAATCAAAACATAATCATCATTTGCAACAGTTACAGTTGTTTTATTTGTTATGGCTGTCTTGTCGATTATTAAACCAGTTGCACCAGTTACCTCGCCTGTATGTGTTGCATTTGAAACTAAACCACTATATAAACTATTTGCTGCATTATCACCAGTGTTAGTTCCGCTTAAATTAGTAGCTGATATTGACCCTGTAAATGTATCTCCTGCTTTATTTGCTGGTGTATATCCTAATGCGCTTATTACATTTATAATAAATCCTTGACTTGATACCCATGATTCAGTAGCATAACCACTTAAAGCTGTTGTAATTTGTGTAGTAACTGCGCTTGTCGTTGTATAGATTAAATCGAAATAAGTCTTTAAAAATGCTTTTACATTTGTCCAACTTATTTTCTTAAGAAGTCCAGCATTTTCAGCAGTTGCAACATAATCTGTGTCGTTAGGTACTGCTTCTAAAGCTGAATTAATTAAAACACCAATTGTAGTTGTGGTTGGATTGCTACCACCAACAGTTGCGCTAACAATTGGATTTAAAGGGTCTGTATTATCTACTGTTATATTATTTCCTTCAACTATTGTTTGAATACCTGAACCTCCTAATAAAGAAGGCTCTATAAGATAAACTTTATCTTGAGCTTTATTTTTTACAATAACTTCATAATCATCAATACTAGATATTGATTTTAATTTTTTTAATCCTGCACTTGGAAGTACAAGCTCTTTTGCTATATTCACTATTTTATCAACTTTTGTTGTTGTTTCTCCTTGTGATTTCATTTATCTTATAATTTTTTAAGGTTTTACATAAACTGCTCTACTTCCTGTAGTAGTATAAAATCTACCTGATTTTAAATCAGTATCAGCATCTGCTGCTGTATCATCTGCATATTCAGGTATAGATAAGTAGTTAGATATATTGCCATATAGTTTTACTAATTCTCTGTAAATTAGATCATATTGTTCTAATTCATTATCCTGATATTGTCTTCTTTGATTTAACATGTTTTTAGAATTTACTATTTATTTTTTGTATTTCTCTAGCTATTTTTATTAACATAGCTACTTTATTGGTTACTGATGTTTTTCTTGAAGTACTCATTTTAATTTATTTATTTGTAAACAGCATTCTTGACAATAGTCATTGGCTTTGTTTAATATATTTTTTATTTCAGCTAATGTTAAACAATCTAAATTTTCTATATTTTGTCTTTTTAATGTTCTTAGGTACATAACCAACTCATTGATTTTATCAGATTCTTCTTGAGAACAAGATGATCCAATATTTTCTAAATCAATTAATTCACTAGTTTTAGTAGCTAAACAACATTGAAGTTGAAATAATATATCAATATATTCTTGTTGCATTATGCTATTTTTTGTATAAGTATTACTGTTTTAAATGTATTTCTAATATCTTCATTAATAGCATCAGGATTTGTTTTTAATCCGTCTTCAGTAGCATTAGTTGTAGTATTATTAGTTGTTTCATAATATTCTTGATGTTCACCAGCACCTGCTGTTAAACCTTGACCACCACCTCCTACTGAATGTACATTACTATCAATATAATGATGAATATGAGCTGGTATATTACCCTTAGTTAAAGTAAAAGATAATGTATCAGAACCTCCAGTTTTAGCTGATTCATCATAATCTGTATTAGTATGATCAAAACCTCTAAAGGTTCCTTCAGTTAAATCTTCAGTTCCATTATTACCATTACATATAGCCCATTTTTTGTATCGAGCTGTATTTTTTCCCTTACCTGCTGTAAAAGCATTAGTAAAATCAAAGTCAACTAAATTAATATTTGATATACCTATTTTATCTCCAATGTTAAAACCTAAATCCCAATAATCATTAGATTGTAATAGAATAGTTAATTGCTCTAAAACAGTGTCTTCTATTGTTTGTTGAGATATAACTTCTTGTACATCCACTATAACTACAGCAGAAGCAGTGTCTAAATTAGTATCTGTAATAGTATAACCAAAATCTTCAATTCCTGTAAATCCAGTATTAGGTATGTATTTAATAGTTTTACCATCTGGTTCTACAGTAGCTGTTCCATTAGAGGGAGGTGTAGTTATAGTAACAGTTACATCAAGAAAATACTTATCATTGCTTGTTACCTGAACATATATTGTAGTATCTTGATTCATTGTAACATAATCATTAACTGCAACTGGCCCTGCATTTACAAATTCGTGTAAAGCACAAACTTCATCAATTAAATCCTGAGTTATTTCATCATTAGTTGCATCAGATTCAGTAATATTATTAGTTACCCAACAAGATAAATCATAATCAGACCAATCTAATACACCATTAGTACCATTAGTCCCAGAAGGTCCTTGTGGTCCAGTAGCTCCTGTTGGACCTCTTCCTGTAGTTATTACGCTACTACATGAGCATTTTCCTTTACAATTACACATTTAACAATTTTTACAATTATAATTTATTAATAAAGCATTCAACCAATCTAATATATTTTGAGCTTTGGTTAAATCACCACAAGCTATTGCAGCTTCTAAAGCATCTAATTTCAATGTAGCTTCTAATGCCAATTCTTTTTTAGTATGATTACAATCTTGACAAGTATCCATTGAGATATTTGCAACTAAAGTATCTACTATACATTGGATATTACAAATGATAAAAGATTGTTCTTCTATTGTATAATCTGTACCATCTACTGTATATACTACTTTAATATTATATTCACCATCTTTTAATTTTGTACCTACCCCTATTGTATTAGCACTTATTTCTATCTCATCTTCATAACTATTATAAGTTACTGTATAAACAGTAGAACCATAAGTAATAGTTACTTCAGTAGTTTCTCCATCTGCAATAGGATCAACTGTATCCCATTCAGAAGTATCAGTAATAATTATCTTATTACAATTTGTTTGTGTTAAGCATATTGAATTTACTACACTCATGGTATATATTTAATTATTTTAAAGACTCCATATCCTATTAACAATAATAATATAATTAATAAAAACCAAAAAGTATATTTACCAATAGTTAAAAAGAATTTTTGCCCTTTACTAAGTTTCTTTTCTACTTCTTGAATTATGGTAATTACGTTAGTAGAATCTTGGATATGTGATTTAAAAGTTTCCTTATGAGTATTATAGTAACTAAAAGCTACCATACTTGAATCAATTTTACAATTGACATAAATTGGAATTTTTTGATTTTTCTTAAATACATTATCATTTTTAAATTGATAATCTATTTTTATATTTTTCCCTTGATTTGTAAAGCTTTTGTTTACAACTGGATTATTTAATGAATCACAATTAATATAAATAATAGTTTCAGCACTATCAGCAGGTACAGAATAGAAAGTATCTATTTTAGTTATAAATTCTTTTACTGAAACTGTATCTTTAGTTTTAACTATTGTTTCTGTTTTACCTATATGTGAAGTAGGTTTACAAGCAATCATAAATAATATACTTATGAAAGCTAATATTTTTATTGTTTTTTTCATTTTTCCTGTTTTTAAATTGAAGTTATAGTTTCCCAAGCTGAAGCTGTTCTCACACATAACTTATGCAATGTTGTGTCATAAATTAAAAGTCCCTCTGCTGGAGAGCTAATTGCTGAAGCTTGAGTACTCGTCATTCTTGGAGGTAAAAATCCTTGAGTTGTACTTGCTATTGTTAATTTAGCTGATGGTATAAATGTAGAACTACCAATAATCATATCAGCTATGAATACATTTTTATCTAAAGCTCCTTCTTGATACACTCCATATTTATTTGTTATATATGCTGGAGTTGGTAAATTATTAGTTGTATCAGCTAAAAATACATGATAGAAATTTGTAATAGCATTATGATTTGTATTTTGAGCAGTTATTAAACTATTATAATTTGCAAAATGAGTTATTGTTGTTTTATTAGCTGCATCATTTGTAACATTATCTAATCCGATAAATGCTAAGTGATTTGCATAAACACCAATATTTCCGTTTAAAGAAGACATTTCCAGGATTGGGGTACCTATACCTCTAATTGTAGTATAAGATGTTTGATTAGCAGCTTTAGCAGAGTAATTAATGGTTTTAGAATTATTAATATTTAATATTGTTGAATTATTATCATTAAATAATCCTTGACCTCCAGGTAAACTAAATCCTGTATCAATAGTAAAATTACTAACTTTATAATTAGTAGAAAATCCTCCACTTAAAGAGTTAAGTGATTTAGTTAATTTATGAGCAAATTTAATTCCTGTAGCTCCTATTAAAGAATTATCATCTCCAAATATATAATTTTTATTACCAAAATACATATCAAAGTTTCCTGTAATAGAAGTGTCAGCTACTAAAGCTCCACCTAACTGGATGTTATCAACTGTTTTAGTTAAACCATTATTAGCTGTAACTGTTGTGCTACTCGGCACAGGAACAAATAACTTACCATCAGTACCTGTTGTAACTTGATTGCTAGCATCTGAAGAAATTAATCCAGGTATAATAACAGAACCCGTTAAAGTATGACTGTTTGTACCTGATGTAGAAAAATCTATAGTAGAAGTATCTACTACAGTTAAAGGTGTTTGGCTAGGAACACTTACTTGTGGAACATATAATCCATCAGAAGATATAGATACTTGATTACCAGATGTAGCTGATATTTTAACTGAACCAGTTAAAGTATGGTCATCAGTTCCTGAAGTAGTAAAATTGATACTAGGTGTATCAATAACTGTTAAAGGAGTATCTGGTACAGGAGTATAAGAAATATCTCCAGCTAATATTCTTTCATTAATCCATTCCAATAAAGGAATAGAATAATTAGGAGTAGCAGTTGGTCCAGCATGATGATCTAATCCTGATAAACGAGCATCATTTCTAACTGTTCGTTTTTCTGTTAGTCTAAGATTGCTTTGGAGATATAGTTCTCTTGGATAATTTGGCATTATATAATTGAATATATATAGTCTTTTAGATTAATAGCATTTTTAAATTTAGATTTTACACTTTGAGTATCTAAACTATCAAGTTTTTTAGTCTTGTTTAAAATAATGCTTTTAGAAATATAAATAGGTTTTGTTATAGAGTAATAATCTTTTAAAAGACCTATATAAGATTTAATAGAAAATCTTAAGGATTGATTTGAAAAAGTTCCCTGATGTTCTGGTATACTAAATTGTTTCTTCAATATATAATAATCAGGTAAAGTATTAATAGGTAAGCTATTATCCTTTTTTTGTTTTAACTTTGCAAAATAATCTTTAAGATCTATAGTATTATATAGATTCTTTAAATTTTCATCTGTTTTAGAAATCCTAACAATTTCCAATTGTTCTGTAGTTACTAGCTTCATTTTTGTTTTTTAAAAATAATACTCCCTAAGATTTTAACCCTAGGGAGTATATCATTTATTATTATCCTAAAATACTAACAATAGGACCATCAGTTGAATTTACCCAAGGTAAAACAATTGATTCTACTAAAGCTAGAGTTCCTGAATCTGGAACAAGAGTTGTTGAGTCACAAGGAATCAAGATGATAGCTTTAAATGGTTTAACAATAGCGTCTGTACCAATTAAATCTGCATGATAATGCTCTAAGATTGCTGCATCGTAGTACAAAGTAGTATCTACTGGTACAGGATAATCTATTCTCATTTCTTCAAAACCTCTGTAAGCAGAGTATTTACGTTGACCTGCAGTATCTTTGTAATAAGCAGCCCATTGTTTACCTAAACCTTCACCTTCAGATACTGTTTGAATTTTAGAGTTTTTAACTGTGTTATAATTAAAACCATCTAAAAGACCTACATCAATTCTAGTTTTAGTTTGTTTAACTCTATCTTCGTAAACTTGTTCACGATCTAAAGCCATAAAAATAATTGCATCTGCTTTACCTGATACATAATTTACTGCTTGAAGAGTTGTATTACCCCAAGATGCATTAGTAACAGTTTCAGTAGAAGCGCTACCTGCTGAACCACGAGCAACCAAAGTTAATCCTGGACCTTCTTGAGCTCTAATACCTTCAGTTTGAGCAGTCATAGCTGTCGCATAAGCAGTACCTGCACCTGCACCTAAATTGATTGCATTTACTAAGTTGCTAATAGAAGCTGCTGCTGTTGCTCCAATTTTAACATTACCATCCACATTAGTTAATGTACTTTGGAATGTGTATGTTTTACTTCCTACAACTACTGTTTCAGTATTAGATGGCTGACCAGTAAATGTTAAAGTACCTTTAAATCCTGCAGAATAGTTACCACCAGTTGGTGATACCAATGCTGTTGCTGATGCTACATTACCTGCTAATGATAAGTCAATAGGTATAATAGTAGCTCCTGCTGGAATTGTAGAGTTTTTAAAACTTTCTACAATTTCTTTAGTGAAAGTGATACCTCTAAGACCAAGATTAGTATTTACAACTGGAACAAATGCACCAGCAGCTACTGTTGTTGGATCAATACCTTGAGTACCAGTAGTATCGATTGCGAAAGCAATGATTGGTTTTTTAGGTTGGAATCCTTTAGTAAATGCTAATGTTTGAGAGTTTTTGTTAGTTGCATAAGCTAAGTTTTGGATGATATCATCTGTTGCTTGTGCTGTAGTATATCCTAAAGTTGTATAATCTTTAGAAGTATAACTTGGAGTAATTGAATTTGGATGTGTACCTGAATAAGCTTCATCAAATGTTTTTCCGAAGAAAGCAATTTTTGTTGCATATACTTGTTCATCTAATACATTAATAGCTCCTGTAGCTCCTACAGTGTCTCCTACGATAACAGTATCATAAGTAGGACGTTTAGCTGCACGATAAGTGTAGATAATTTTGTTGTTACCTACAATTGGCTCAGATTTCTCATAAGGTCTAGGTGTCAAAGGATAAGTAGATGTTGGGTTTGTTACACCTGAATCTGCTGTACCTTGTACAATATAGATATCTGGAGCTGCTGTTACAGTATCTGCAGCACCAATTGTTTTGTTTGAAGCAACTGTGCCAAAACCACCGTAACTAAGTACTTTGATTTCACCATTTACCAAATCTACCATTCCAGTAGAAGAGTCAGTTAATGCTTCACCAGATGCATGAGCAGAGTTAACTCCTGCTTTAGCAACGAAAATTTGTTCGATCGGACGTTTATTGTCTCGTGTTCTATTCATTTTTGTTTAATTTAAAAGTGTTTATTCGTTTTCTTTAATTTTTTGCTGTCTTAATTGATAAAACTGTGGATGTTCAATTATTCTTGAGCATTCTAATACAGCTAAGTCAACTATTTCTGAATGAGTATGTTCAGGTAAGTCACAGTTTACTGCTGGTTGTCCTATTGTATAGGTTCCATTTAAACTGTTATAAGTACCACTCCATACTTTATTTGGTTCTTTTAAATATTCTGGGTAAATTTCAATTATTTCAAAACCATCTGTATATATGTATATACTACCCTTACTATTTGTTGTTTCATCAGTTCGAGCTTCAACAGCTAAAGCTTCTCCCCATACGAAATCTGGTTTAAAGAACTCATCTTGTAATGCAACATTTAAATCATCATGTTGCGTTTGTCGAATTGAGATTACTTTTTCACAATCTTCAAGCTTAGCTTTAGCTGATAATCTTGTTAAAAACCAATATGGAAACTTAAAATCAGAGATTGCAAACTCATAAATATCGCCCTGGTGTCGAACAGGCACCACACCAGGCTGGATAGCTGAAGGCGACTTTATTTGTAGAGTTCTTAAATCATCTGTTCTTTTTTGTACTGACTCAAATCCTGCTCGTTTTGAGTTGTTTTGACCATATCTTTGTTTAACGAAAAGAGCTATTGCTTCATTAAGTATCCAATCTATTTCATTAGGAAGGAAATTCTTTTTAGATAAGCTATCTACTTTATCGAGCTTTATCTTAAAATCATAAGTCATTTCCTTAATTGTCATAAATTATCGTACTAGTTTTGCTTTTAATTGTCTTTCCAGTTCATCTCGTTCTGGTTGTTTTTTAGGATCAAGTAAGAAGTCAATTGCTTCAACTTTTCTTTGTCCTATAATAATTTGTTTAGCGATCCATGTATAAGTTCCTTTAGAATCACTTATAATTCTATATTGGATTAAATCTTCTAATAACACTGTAGCTTCTAATTCATTTCTACCTTCTGCAGATTGTGTTAGTTTATAAACTTCTAAGAACTTACCTAAGTATTCCTCTTTAGCTTTTAAACCTTCTTCTAAATAAGTATCAAGAATTAAGTAAACTTGTTCATCAGCCATTTCTGTACCATCTCCTCTAATTAATCCTAATGCTTTTGCTACTTTCTTTTGATAAGATGTAGTAAATTTAGGATCATTCAATTTAGTAGTAGCATCGTTGAAGATTTTTTTCTTAACATATTTCTCTTGAATAGATTCGTTTTTATCTGAAATATAAAAATCTGCTTTTGGTTTTTTTACCTTATCTTCTGGTTTATTTGATTCAGCAACCTTTGGATTAGCTTTTAGCATATAATATGCAATTTCTTCTAAAGGATTTGATAAGTCAAGTACAGTAGTACCATCATTTAGAGAATGTTTAAATTTCTGAAAAAATGTTAATTTATCATCTTTATAACCATCTCCAGGAACCCAAGCTCTATTAGTATAATAGCCTTTAGGTCTTTGATGTTTTACTTCCATTAGTTCTTGTAAAGAACATCTTTCTAATGTTTTCAAATATTGAAACTCGTTAGGAAGGTCTCTTTCAGATTTGTAGTATGGATTGTTAACAATCTCATCTAGTCCAGTTAAAAGAGCACCAGTTTTAGAGGAATAAGTCGCTCTAATGGTATCCTTGCATCTTCCTAATTTTGTTCTATTCATTTTTTTCCCAGAGGTATTGTTCCTAAACTCAGAGACTTTAGTTGCAGTCTCTCTGGGAATTGTTTTAATAATTACTTTTGTTGATTCAATGTTTGTCATAAATAAGCCTGTTTTTATTTAATTTGTTTTATTAATAATCAAAGTCTAAGATTAACTCTCCACCTCGAGTAGGGTCACTCATATGGATTGAACCTGTACCTGATATAAAGTAGGTAACACTTCTATCCATTGTAGCTACTGCGCCACCTTGAATTGGTTTGCCATCTTTACCTATAATACCTGAATGGTAGCCATAAGTGAAAGTGTCTTTTTCTTTAATTACTTTAATGTTGTCTGATCCATCTTTAGAACCAAAATCCAATACTGTCATTCTCCAGCTATCGATTGGTTTATCTGTATGGATAGGGTGCATTTTTTTACAGTATTTTCGAGAATCGTATAAAGGATTCTTAACTACTGTTACATCCAAACCTTCAGGACCAACATAGTGAGTGAATTGAGCACCATAAGATAAGTGACGAGGATCTGAACCTTGAATGTAGTGAGTATCAACTGTCAAGAATGAACTTGCAGAGCTAGCCAATAAATCATGGAACATAATAGAACCCATAGTACCTGTCATCAAAGTTACTTTTCTGTTATTCTCATCCTCACGAGAGAAGAAGATATCCATTAAATACTCTTTTAACATTTGTTCAGTCAAAGGACCATTGTAGTATTCAACCCAACCATCTTTCAATAATTGACGAAGACCTGGTGCTTGACGTTTGATATATCCATCTGGACCATTTCCAGTGAATTTTTCACCATACCACCATTGAGCTTCCATAGACATATAGAATTCATTATCCATTTTAGCTTGAGCCATAGGAATGAATTTTTCTACTTTTTTACCTTTATAGGTAAATGGAATACCAAATCGACCATCACGTCTAAACGCTTTGTCAGTTACAGTTAATTTTTGAGCAAATCCACCAATTTGAGATTCTAGTTGGAATACACCTCTGTAAGATTGTGTACCATAATCAGTATTCATTTCACTTTGAACAGTTGTCCAAACCTTGCTGAATTCTTTACCTGCATCTAATAATTCTAATGGAATAAATTTAGAATAGTCATCAGTTTCTAAAGTACAAAGATATACATAACCTGTACCATCTTGAAAAGGACCTTCTACTATTTGAACAGCATAATCATTATCCTCACCAAAAATTACATCTGGACGAGAAAACCAATCTTCATCTAATTTAATTTTAAATGTAGTTTTGTTAATACCAGGAGTTAAATTACCTGCTGCTCTTTCTAAATTTTCTACTGAACGTAAACATTTGTCTTCAGAACCTTCAAGGTACCATCGATAGATGTCTGTTTCAATTTCTAAAGTTTTACCTTTAGCTACAGTCATACCAAGTAAAGGTTTTCCGTTAAACCTGTCAGTTGAGCTGTAAATTTGAGCTAATGTTTGCTCAAGCACTTGTGGCTTGTCTGTGTCATAAGCTGCGGCTAGATGATCGGAATCTGTAAAATTCCCACCAGCGTGACCGTCATAGTGTTTTATTGTTTGAAATGGTAATGTTGGCATTTCTCTTTTGTTTGTTTAAAAAATTGTTTGTTATAAAATTATTTGTTATCCGAATGTTAAACTTGCTTTTGATAAATCAAAATCATTAGTAGATTGTGAATTTCTTCCACTTACTTTTGATTTTGTATTTGTATTTTTAAAGTCTCTTATTGATTTTTTAATTTTTGTTATTGCTTCTGTTTCTGCTTTCTTTTGTAGATTAGAAAAGTTAAAACCTTTATCATCCATGTTATTTAAGAGTAGGTCAGCTAATACAAGATATTTATCTGGGTCATTTAAAACCTGTTCTAATTTAGCATTAACTTCTGTAGTTACTCTACCATCTTCTAATTTAATTGGTTTATAAGTACCATTAAAGATTCTATCTTTATTTGCTTCTTTAATTACCCAACCATTAAAATCTGAAGTTGTTTGTAATTTTGTTTTCAAAAGATTTTGTGAATCTTTAAATACTTTATCTTGTTCTGCTTTTTTAGCTTCGATTTCTCTAGCTTGTACTTCAAGACTTTTTTCTTCTTCTTTTTTAAGATATTTTAGAGCTACATTTAATTCTCTATCTAACTTAGTATCATTTCCAATTAAGTCTTCTATAATACCATCAATATCTTGTTCATCATATTCTTTAGTTTTATAGAAATTTCTTACAATATCTAGTTTACCATCTTCATCTAGTTTTTCAGTATCAATAGAATTATATGATTCTATTTTTTCTACTGATTCTTTAACTTTAGTGATATTTAAACCATCTTTAGATGTAAGATACTTTATAGCTTCTTGAAACGCAATCTGATTTCTATATTTTTCTGAATCTTCAAAAGCTTTTTCTAAACCTTCTTTAGAATCTTCGTATTCATAGTCATCAGGTAAAAGTAATATTCCTTTATCTAATAGTTGAGAAAGAGTTTTATCAATGTCACTTTCTTCAACTTCATCGTCTTGAGTTTGTTCTTCAGAAGCTTCTTCAACTGCATCTTCTTTTTCTTCAGTTGTTTCTACTTCTTCTGTTTTATTTTCATCTTCTTCCTCCTCTTTTTCATCTTCTTTAAAGTCTGCTGGTGGAATAAATGCTGATTCGTCTGGAATTGTAAATAACTCTAAACTAAAATCATTTGTTTCTTCTGTAGTATTTTCTATGCCTGTCATATTGGTACAAATTTAGTTAATAAATGTTTAATTTTCAAATGTTTTTTTCATTTTTTGCCTACTATAGCATTTGTTGGTTTATTCTAGTATAATTATTGGTATTCCTAACTCTTCTCTACGCTTATTCATTCGTATTGTTTGTCTATAATACCATCTAATTTTCTTTTGCTTTTCTTTTTCAGCTTCTTTAGCTAGTTCTTTAATGTCTTTTTTATCTTTCATTATTTCTTAGTAGTTTTTGGCTTCATACGTGCAATTTGTTTTTGTGCTTGAATTTTAGCTAATTCAATTTCTCTATCTTTATCAGCTTGTGTTGCTTCATGTTTTCTATCTTTATTAGCTTCATTAGAGGTATGATCCATTTTCATTTTCTCTTTAATTACTTCTAAAGTATCAGGAACTTGATTATTATTGATATCTTGAGCTTTAGCAAATCTTTCTGATTCCATCTGAGCTTTAGTCAATTCAGTTTCTGCTTTAAGTAATGCAAGTTCTTTTTCATGAGCTTGAATATCTTCTCTAGAATCAATCTCCATTTGAACCATTTTTTCTTGAGAAGCTTGAGAAGCTTGTTGCATTGCTTCTTCTCTTTTTTCTCTTTTAGTTTTAGAAGTTTTAAGTTCTCTCTTAAGTTCTGCCATACTATCAGCATTTAAGATTTCAACTAAATCATCTATATCTATCTTATCATTTTGTAACAATGGTTGAGATAATTGTCTTAACTCTTGGAATACTTGGAAATCTTTAGCATTATCAGATACAAATATACCATAACTAGCATTTGTAAATAATTCTTCATTGATTTCTAATATTTTTCTTGACCCATCATTTAATACAAACTGAGTTGTTAAAGGTTTTTTTCTATAAGCTACTTCAGCTACTTCAATTAATCCTGTTTTAACTTCTCTCCATAAATTATCATGAACCATAAAAGTAGGTTCAGTAATATGAGAAGATTGCATAATAGATTGTTGAGTATTAGTTACTGCTTCATAAGGTGTAGAAGAACCTTCTCTTTGTTTTGTTATACCTGCTGCATCAGAGATTTGTTCATCAAAGTAGGTAAGAATTTGAGCAAAGTTTAACACATGTTGCATATTAGATACATTGATAGCATCCATACCAGGTCTAGTATTAGCACCTTGATTTTCTGCACCTTGTAATCCATTATAAACATAATATCCTGATTGCTCTAAAAAATGTATTGTTTTTTCAATAGGAAATTTAGGATCTAATCTAGAAGTATCTAACCCTACCAAACTACCTTTATCTTTTGCAATTAAGGATTTAAATTTATCCATGGCAATAAAGAATAAGTATTGATAAGGTTTCATTCTATCCATAATAGATTGAGATGCAGCATTCATATTGTTATATACTACACCATAATACCCTAACTTAACTTTATAAGGATTATCTAAAGAATAATGTTGATTAGGTTTAGGACCCATATTAACAAATATATCAGAATCTATTCTAGTAGCTTCCCATACTTCAGGAATCCATTCCCATTCTAATGAGAAGTTATCCCACTCATAACAAATATAAGGATTATTATTTTCATCTTTATATTCACATTTTTTAGCATATTTAGGTACATCAAAGCTTTCATCTACTTTCATCATTTGGTCTTCACCATTCTCATCAGTAAATGATAAAAATCCTACTTCTCTTTGTGATACCCATTCAATATGAATAACTTCTACATCATCATAGAAACTAGGTCCATAAGAACCATATCTAGCATAATGAGAATGATCTTTTGAAAATTTATATTCATAAGTATTTAAATCTCCATATTTCATACTTGGAGAAATAAGATTACTATCTGCTCCATCTATCTTAGATGAATATCTATCTTCTATTAAATCTTTTTGTGATTCATTTAAATCGTCACAAAATTTATCTAACACATCTCCAATAGTCATAAATGTTCTATATCCTGCATATAAACCATCTTGTACATATTTCACCTCTGGTGATTTATGAAAGAAAGTTTTTAATGGATTAAGAACTTCAACAACAGGTTCTCCATTTACTATACCTACCCATGCATGTTCTTCACCTGATAATAAACCATGTTTGAATCCATCATTCTTTTTTTCTTTAATAGATTCTTTATAGTATAAATAATTTAACAAATCTCCTGCAAGAATTTCTTTTCCATCTAAATAAGTCTGAGACATATATTTTTCAATCTGTTCAGGGTCCATTACCTGATTAACTTGTTGTTGGATTTGTTGCTCCTGTTCTTGAATAGCTCTTTGATATTCTTCTTCAGATTGATATGATTCAGGTACTACTTCAGGGAATTGTTTTTTAACATTTAGTACTTCTTGTTGAATAGCAAAGTTAATTGCTTCTCTGTACAATTTATTCTTATATTCAGATTTAGATTTAATACCTTCGGCATTCACTAAAACTACTTTTTGATTATCTGGTCTTTTATACTCTTCACCTAAAAGAACATTAATCTTATTATAAGTTTTATTATAAGGTTTAATTTCAGCATTAATAGCCCCAATCTCTTTCTTTATACCTAGTGCATCACAATAATCTCTAAAATCATCTTGATCTAATTGGTTATTATATAACCTATAATTAGACAGCATATTCTTAAGTCGTCTATGCTGAAAATTTTTAAATTCTGTTTTATCATCTCCAATATCTGTTTTATCTTTACAGTTTATACAGAAATCTTCTTCATGATATCTTATAATTGAATTAACAAAGGTTTTTACCTTCGCGAAATCATCTTCTTCCTTTTCTTTAAAGGATAGTCTTTGTTTTGGAAAAAAACTCCTCATTAATTTATGTTGGTTTTAGTATGTGTATAATTCTTCATTCACTTTATTTTTCTTAAATAGGTAAGGATTGTTAAATATAAAATCCATTGGATCTTTTTCAGGTTTCTCTTTTTCATAAGGATTATGAATTTCTTCAAGTCGTATAATACAACCTATTAATGCTAAAACTCTATCAAAGTTTCCTCCTCTATTATATCCAATTAGTTCTTCAAGTAATCCTTTAGAAGGTATAAAATCTATATTAGTTAGTTCAACTCCTTTTTCATCTGTTCCTCTTCTTTCTGCTAACCAATCATATAAATACTGCTCACCTATTTGTTTCATTTTATCATTACCCATTGAGTAACCATATTTTCTACCTGCCATATTAGAGCCAGGTATATCTCTTTTTATAATTGTATAAGGTGGAGGACACAGTAAATCTAATCTTTTTCTCTTAGTAAAGTATCCTCTAACATCACCTCTATCATTCTCAAAATTAATCTTAGCATTAAAATACAATGCCATCTTCTCAAGATTATAATTGTATTCATCCATTCCACCTGGATCAGGTCTACCTACATATTCAGCTACTATTTCATCATGACCAAATCCTTTTAAAGCTAATTTCTTAGTTTTTATTACATAAGCTGCTCCTAATGATTTACCACCAACTGCATCTATACCCCAAGGGTCATGTCCTATAATATATAAATCATCAGGTATTTCTCCTTTAAACTCTAAAGGATGTTCATATATAACAATTGCTCCTTGAGTATCAGTATTTTGTTTTAATGGATAACTTAATATAGGTCTAAGTTTATCTTTTAAATCTGGCTCCCACC